GCCCTGAGGCCACTGGTCTCGCGGCGGCGGGGTGGTGATGATGCCCGGGCGGGGTGATGCGGGCCCAAAAAAAGCCACCTCGGCGGGTGGCTGTTGGGTCATGGGCGGCGCCGATATATCAGGGCGGCGGCTGCTGCGATGATTACGGCGGCGGCGTATAGTGCTGCATGCGTGGCCCGTCTCACTGTTCGCGGGTCATGGTTCAGGCTTTCTTGATGGGGATTACTCGGCGGGCCTTGGCATCGGCGGCTTTGGCGCGGGTGCCATGGGCGCGGAACCCGATAATGGTTGAGCGGTCGGCGCGTTGACATAGCTGACATGTCTGGCATGTCACTTCGTCGCGGGTTTGGGCGGGGCAGACAATAATGCGGCGTCCTGCTGGCGTGGTGCTCTTTTCTTGCGCGTCCATTGGGACTAAGCAAACCACGGGCCCGGCTTTGGTGTCAGCTAGGGCGTCGGCTTCGGCGGGATTGTCGGCGCTCAGGTTGACGGTAAAGCCCCAGGCGTTCGCGTGTCGAATCCATGTCAGATTCTCGGCGCTTCGGTGTTTGTGGGTGTACGTAAACCCTCGGCGGCCTATGTTGGCGCGCACTAACTCGCCAAGCGCGGCGGCGTCGATGGTTTCGCCATGGCCGGGGAGGTCCCCTGCTACTGCGTGGCGCCAAAAAGCCCCGGCGGGCAGGGCTTGGATTTTGGCGGCTAGCGCGTCGATGTCTAAGCCCTTCGCGGCTCTGGTCCATGCTAAACGGGTATGGTAGCCCTCTGCATAGCATGTCGTGCGGTAATGCGGACAACTGGGTGGACATGTGGCCTCGTCCACATAAGTGGTGGGGATTGGGCCGGTTTTCCCGTTGCTGCTGCGGGCGATGAATAAAGCGCGCATTGCTTGCTGTGTTGTTTTCATGGTGTCATCTTTCTGGGGTTGGTTATGCGGTGAACTGCAGGCGGTCGGCGGCTTCGGCTGCGCGGGCTGCCTGTTGGCGTGCTTGGGCGGCTGTCCGTTCGAGTTGTTTTTTGTAGTGGGCCTTCAGGTCAAAAGCTTTGACGTAGGCGTGCGCGTCGGCGATGGCGCCGTCGGTTTTGTGGCGCGGCTCCGTTTGTTTGAGCACGTCTCCGAAAACGTCAAAAATCACGGCGCGGCGCACGCGGGTGCGGCTCTTGTACTCGACTGGGACTGACTCCACCAGCACGAATAGAAGGCCGTCGGCTGCGTGCCATGACGACACGGTGCGGGCGTTGTGGTACGCGGCATTTTCCTGATACGGCGTGCGGCCGCTCAAGTTTCGCTCGGCGTTGGTGTCCGGGTAGCTGGACTCGGGGCGGAACGGGAAAAACCCGGCTTCGCGAATCACTTCGCGCAGTGTGGGCGGTTCGTCGAGCACGATAGGCTGCAGTCCGGCGGCGTTCAAGTTTTTGATTAAGTCTTGCATGGTTTAGTCTTCCTTGTTGGTGGTTTTTTCTCGGCGGGCGGCTTGTATCGTTGCGTCGAATCGCTCAAATCCCAAGCGGTCGACCAGTGCGTCAAGCTCGGCTAGTGCGGCTTCGCGGGCCTGCTTTACTGTCATGCACTCGGATGACACGGGCACGCCTTTCCATGTGGCGGTTAGCGTGCGCATGCCATACCCGCTCACGGGGTCGGACACCTTCCACGGGCTGCGGGGGCCGTTGACGCGGTGCAGCGCCAGGGAATAAATGCCCGTCATGCGCGTATAAATAAGCGGGTGATATTTAATTGTTTGGCCTGGGCCGTGTATGGTCGCGATGCGAAACTGCTTCATTTTTGGCATGGTGTGCTCTCCTTGGTGTGCCATTGCAATATCTTGTGGGCCGTGTCGGTGGCGTCCTCGCGGTCCTGGGTGAAATAATCCAATGCCGGTATGGCTTGGCCGTGGTAATACAAGCGGGCCCTGTACTCGCGCCACTCTGCCGAGTAATGGACCTTCACCGTGATGGGGCCTTGGGTGATGTGGTGGATTTTCTTCATGCCGTCACCTCATAGCGTGCGGCGACAAAGCGCGGGCCGCACAGTGTTTGGCGGTAAATCACGGCGCCCTCGGGGTAGGCCGCAAGCCACTGCAGGGCCTCGGCGCGGGTGATGGTGTGGTGGGGTTTGCTGTAGCCGTGGCCAATGGTCACAAAGCCAAAGCGGCGGGCGATGAAGTTGCTAATTGTTTGCATGGTGTGTACTCCAGTGGGTGGGGCCGAAGCCCCAGTGTTTATGCGATGCCCCGTGACTCGCTGCGGGTCATGTCGGAGTGGAAGTCGTAATACCCGCGTTTAAATTCTGGGCTGGCTTTTGCCGGGCATTGTTCGCCGTTTGCTGCGGCGTCATACCCGGCGCGGTATTTGCAATTGGTTCTGTACTGGTGGCGGGTGTATTCGTCCATGTTTTTCTCCTGGTTGAGGGGGGCCGTGGCCCCGGTTGGTTTAATACTGGAATTCTTCTTTTTTTACGATGCCACCGCGCGGGCCGATGACAAGGTTGGCGAAGTAAGATTTTTGATACCACTTGGTGTTCTCTGTTTTGACGAACAGCAGAACCTGCTCGCCGATTTGCTCCACAGAGAAGATCAAGTCGCCGTCGATGATCCACTTAGCCCAGTGGTTTACGGTCTTTGTCAGGTGGCTGATTCGGGCGGCTTGCTTTGCGTTCATGTCGTTTACTCCTAGTTGGTTGACGAGAGCCCCGATCTTAATCTCAAATAAGGTGCATTGCATAGGCCTAGCATGCATTATGTTTGGTTTATTTCGATTGTGCGCGTGGACTTGAACGGCAAAACCGATTGAGGGTATATTCGGGCCGTTCTGCCGGTGTTCGGGTTGTCCTGGTGCCGGTGTCTTGTGATGTAAGAGAGAGCGCCAGCGAGCGTTAAGACCATGCCAGCATCTAAGCTCAGTAGGAAAGCCATAAGAGAAGGATTGGACACTTTGCCAATAGAGGAAATACTCGGCGCAAGCGTTTCCAAGGAACTCACGCCCAAACAAAGGGCCTTCGCCCGGGAGGTAGCCAAGGGCAAAACCAAAGCGGACGCATACCGGGCAGCGTACAAGCCGGACGCAACACCGGCCACGATAGGCCGAGAACCATACATGCTTGCGGCTGACCCAAGGGTGGCCAAAGAAATAGAGGCTTACTCACTGGCTTTAGAGGCAGCGAAACACCGCACCCCGGCTCACTTACGCGAACTCGTCATTCAATCTCTTGTGTCTGTGCTGCTCGACGACGACGCAAAGCACGCGACAAAGGTGCAGGCGGCGAAGGTTCTCGGCACAGTCACCGAAGTTGCCGCATTTACTGAGCGTAAGGAAGTCAGGACCATCAGCACGACCGAGGACGCAAAAGCGAAGGTCCTGGGGCAACTGAGAGAGATCATGCAAGCCGATGCACAGGACGTCGATGCCATTGACGACGGCGCCGCCGCGCTGCTGGCCGAGATCGAATCCGCCCCAGGCGACCCCCACCCATCCCCGACCCCCCACGGGGCCGAGCAGGAGTCCCACGCTCCTATACATACTATTCCACACGAACAATCCCTTATCGACCCGAATTCTCAGCCAGAGGAACCCACCCCCTCTGTACAGGGAACCCCCCCGGTGGATGGAACCAAATGAGTTTTGGGGCATATATGGTGGTGTCGCCAAGGTGACTAGTGGAACAAGTTCCAACTGTCGCATACGTGACTCTTGGAACAAGTTCCAAGTGTCTCCAAGGTGACTTCTGGAACAAGTTCCAAGAGTCGCATAGGTGACAGGTAGTTGAGATGAAGAGAAGAGTTGCGATCAATAGAGAAATGCGTACTACTGGCTCCTTTGAGGAGTGCATGGAGGTTAGTATGAGTCCTGTACAGAGAGATGTATTTTTAATAATTGATGAGTACTGGAAGAAGTTTAAGCAGAGTCCGAGTTTGCGGGACATAGCGTATTTGCGTGGACGGAGTTTGAGTGACACGCACAGGATTGTGCAGAGGTTGGTTGATTTGGGGGTGGTGAAGAAGTTGGATGGGGCGGGTCGGACTATTCGGCCTGTGTACATCAACTTTAGGAATTTAGATGTCTGAGCGCTTGGCTGAATTTTTTGAGTCGTTGCCGGAGAATGAGCAGCGGGTGTTGATGGAGCATGTTGAGGAGTACAGGCATGCTTTGGAGCGGGAGAGGTGTCAGGAGAGGTTTCTGCCGTTTGTGAAGAAGATGTGGCCGAGTTTTGTGCATGGTCGGCATCATGCGATTGTTGCGAAGGCTTTTGAGGATGTGGCTGCTGGGAAGATCAAGCGGTTGGCTATCTCTATGCCGCCTCGTCACACGAAGTCGGAGTTTGGGTCTTACATGTTCCCGGCTTGGTTTTTGGGGAAGTT